TTATTCCTGTGCCCAGCCAACCCTGTATGCCAGGATCTCATCCGCACTGCTCAGCGATTCCAGGTCCTTCTTCATGGTGCGCTGGCGAATGTGGATTTCCATCCCTTTAGTGAACATCGCCTGCTCTGCCGCTTCACTCAGCGCAATAAGCTCTTCTGCTGTCACCGGCACATCATTGTTTTCCGCATCCGTCCAGAAAAACGCCTCCGGCAGTTTCCCCGCTTTCGCTGCCGCCACCGATGGCTCAAGACGCGTCTGCGTTGACTTCCCGTAGTCCCATTTCCGGCCATTGTGCTCAAACGTGTAGTTCGCCGCCTCCATCGCATTACGCCACGCGTTTATTTCATCGCCCTTCATCCCGCGCGCTTTCTCCGCGGTCAGCAGATCCGTGATTTTCTCCCCGTCAAAGCCCCACCGCCCCGAGATATCAGCTTTGCGGTTTTCTTCCGTATCCGCCACCTCCGCAATACTCTGATTCGCTGGCCACAGCGCCTGTACGTCCCTGCTGATATCAGTGATAACCCCTGCACTGTTATAAACCACTTTCAGCGTATCCGGCGAAAACAAGGGCAGACACTCATACCAGTCCTGACCATCCTCTGATTTCAGGTACATCGCCCCCGGAACATCCGGATTTTCCGGCGTATACCAGATGAAGTTTTTAATATTTACCATCATTGCCCCGCTTATCGTTGCCCCGCATCTCTCCAGATCGGCATATTCTCCGGCCCCACACACCTCTCCATTCCTGCCGGGGCTGCACTGGCAGAAAAGACCTTATACACGGCACTCGCCACAACAACACAGTCTTCCGGCCAGCTTCCGGCAGCCTCATAAACCGAACGAAGCGAGGCCGGATAAAACGCATTATTTGATGGCGAAAAAAAATACTGTTCCATTCTCCCTCCTCAGTAGCCAATGGCCTCCCAGTAAAACAGCCCGTATGTGTCCTTACTGACCGTCAGTATTACCGACTTCAGCAACGGTTCTGAAAGGGCATACCCCGTGAAATTTCCCGGTGAACCTACCGGTGATACAATGACATTCAGCGCCGCTGACGGAAAAGCTATCGGAAAATAGATGGTATGTGTGTCTCCTTCACTGGTTGGCCGGACAACTTGTTTCTGCCCCCATTGCCGTATTCTTCCTGTTGCCTCATCCCGCTCCCATCCGTTCACATCCAGTTTCGCTGTTGAGGGGCGTCTGATGGAAGTGTAGTTAAACCGCCACTCATAGCTCTTTATACTGCCGCTGACCACGCAGGTGCAGTCCGTGCCATAAAACATATCCCAGGGCCGGTCATCACCTGCGCTGATCCGGACTATCGCATTCTCCCATGACCCCATCACTTCAATGGCGCATCCTCTCAGGGTGATTTTTTTCTTACCCAAATCAGTATCCACATCCGTGATCACACGGTTACTGTTGAGTAACCGCGTCGTGGTCATTACCCAGTAAGGGCCCTCAAAAGCACCCTGTGATTTCAGCCAGTTGATGAACTCTTCTGTCGTCCACTCCCCTTCTCCTGTTTTGAGATCACGCCCGTAAGCTCTTGCCACCCCAAGCTTACGAATAAACGCCTCCTTGTCGGCAATATCATCCAGGCTGGCAGACTTCCCTGCCGGACCCGCAGGCCCCTGCGCTCCTCTCTCGCCTTTATCGCCCTTTGGCCCCGTCGCCCCCTGCGGCCCCACGGGGCCCGTTGCACCTCGCTCACCTTGCGGCCCCCGCTCACCGGCAGGACCTGCCGGGCCGGGGTCACCTTTACCCCCTTTTTCCCCTTGTGGTCCTCTGGGGCCGGTAGCGCCCTGTGGACCAGCCGGACCCTGAGGCCCCGGCTCCCCTCTGGGGCCAGTGTCACCTTTTGGTCCCGGAGGTCCTCCGGGATCTCCCGGCTCTCCTTTTTCGCCTCTGGCTCCGGTTTCACCTCGCGGGCCCGCAGGACCAGCAGGCCCCTGAATACCCGCCTCTCCTTGCGGTCCCACGGGTCCGGTTTCACCCCGTGGCCCCTGTACCCCCTGTACCCCCTGTGGGCCTGCCTCACCACGCTCACCCTTTGGCCCACGCTCGCCGGTATCGCCTTTTGGCCCGGGAATACCCTGTGGCCCCGTGTCTCCCTTATCCCCCTTCGGTCCCCGCGCATTCTCTGCCCGTTTCTTCGCTTCCTCTGCACTCGCCGCTGACGCTTCCGCACGTTTCAGGATTTCCGCGGCCACCGCTTCCAGCTCTGCAAGGGCTTTCGGGTAATACTGTGCGTCCTCCAGGTCCATCAGAAATTTATTCAGCGTTCCCGGTGCAGACTCCGCCTTCACCAGAATGTCACCCACATATGACGGCGCGTACCCTTCCGTGTTCAGCGTCACCCGGTACAGACCCGGCTCAACATCCATACTGTAACTGCCGGTTTCCCCCGGCTGACCATACGCCACCGTGGTGACAATCACCGTCTCCGTTGTGCGGCGCGCTTTCAGCTCTATCGTGCATCCCGGTACCGGCTTACCGGCCCCGTCCTTCAGCACACCCGATATTCTGACTGCCATGGATTTCCTCCATAAAAAAACCGCAGGACCGGTTTCCCGGCCTGCGGTAAAATTTGTGATTTATTGATGTTAAAAAGGTGCCATCCGGCTGATCACCCTCAGCAACCGGTCGGCGGGGAAGGTACACTCCCCCGCCACGGTTTCTTACCGCTTACACTGTAAGAACGCCGCAATCTCCGCGCCCGCTATCCGGAACCGGAACTCGCACAGTGAACTGTGGGTGATCCAGATAATGAGCACTACCGTGATACAAATCACGGTGGTTTTTAACGGTTTTTGCGACATAACGCTTGCTCCTTTTACGGAGAGGCGCTAACCTTCTTCTTGCTGAAGGAAGAACGTCAGGCCTCGGGTTAAACATGAATGTTTTGTCCGGGGCCTTTTCACATCCGGCCTTCAGGTGTTCCCTCCGGCCATCAGCCAAAGGCACCCGCGCATACTGTACGGTTTTTGTCTCCTTCCGGCAATCCCGGGGCGCGATGTTCAGCGGATACTGATCCCCGCGCTGTTTTTCTTCACCACTATCGCCTGAAGGTTACTGATTCGTGAACTGCCCCAACTGTCATTCTGACGCCGTGAGCTCACGGTAAAACTCAGGGTGATATGACCACCGCCAGCTGGCATATCGATGATCCCGCTGAAAATTCCCGGCTCTGCCACTGACCTGCCTGAATAAATCCGGCGTCCGTTCTGATCAACATGCAGGAAGCACTCTGTCCAGATGTCATTACTGGTACGGGATTCCTGTTTTGACCCGACATAGATTATCGGCGGGATTATAATCTGCCGGTCAAAGCTGTGATCGTCATACACCGTCAGCGTTCGTGTACCGTTCGCAAGGTAACTACCATCCACCGGAAAAGCCACCCCTGCACATTTCACAAGATCACCAATAATGTTCTCCGCTTTCAGCGTGCCATTTATCGTACAGTTCTCCGCTATCACGACATTATTGAGCGTGCCCGAGTTCGCACTGATATGTCCGCTGATGTCCGCATTGCGGGCCGTCAGCCTACCCTCCGGCGTCAGGGAGAACGTCGGGGGATTGCCGGACGAGGTGATGCTCACTGCAAACAACCGCTTCAGGAACACATCGTTCATGAACAGCTGATTCCCCTGCGCCACAAACAGCGGCGTGGTGTTGCCGTTCTCCGGGTTAATCATCGCGATACGGTCCGCCTGCAGCAGAATATTGCTCAGGGGCTGGCCATCAGCATCCTCAATCCCCGCACCTATACCGGCAACATACGGAATGCCGTTTTTCGTTTTCTGCACTTTCAGCATGTACAGCGCAGCCAGGTCGTTATTTGTGTCTGTCTGCACCCGCTGTATCTGCTGTATGGTGGCACTCTGGTCTTCCAGGGTTTTACTGACCGTCTGCGTGATTTCATTGCGGGTTTCGGTGATGGTGGTCTTCATCTCCGCCATCTCATCATCAAGCTGGCTGTTATCAATCAGCTCCCACATCCCCTGTGCCAGATGTGTCTTCCCGATTTCTCCTCTGAAAAAGTCCAGATACCCTTCTGCATCATTGCTGGCCCGGCCACTGGCTTCCACAAACGCAGATTTCCCCACCAGGTTGACGCTGCGCACATAAAACCAGAAATCCTTCCCGGGCTTAATGTGCGGGCCGGAGACGCTCCACTGGCTGCCGGTACCCAGATAACGGGCAGAGGTTTCCACCTGTGCCGTGTCCGTGATGCGTTTTTCTGAGAACCAGAATTCAGACTGTACCGTCGGGTCATACACCGCAGGATGCGGGACCACCGTTATCTGAAAATAGCCCGGCGTCAGTTCAATGCTGGCCGGTGCCGCCGGTGCATTAATCCGGAATGTGGTGGTGGCCGGTTCGCCCTGCTGACCGTAGCTGTTTATCGCCCTGACCGTCAGGGTGTATTCCCCGAGCGGCAGGCCACTGAAACGGTGCTCCGTGTCCGCCGTGATGGCGCTGGTCACCAGGCGGCTGTTCTCACCACTGCCACTGGTCAGGCGCAGACTGAAGCGCACGCCCTTCACCACCCGCGGCGTGTCCCATTTCGCCAGCGCCAGATACTGGCCGTCTGAGGCACTCACCTCCACCGTGAGGTGCTGCACCGCTGGCGGGATGACGCTGTTCAGTGAGCCGGAGAGCGGCTCAAAGCGGGCCCCGTTATCCACAATGGCTTCTTTTTCCGGCACATGCTGCACCGCCGTGATGGCAAAGGTGCCGTCCGTGTTTTCCCGGATGGAAACACAGCGGAACAGGCGACGACGCAGTGACGGCAGGGAGAGTCCCCACACACCGTATGTCGCCACGCCATCAGGCAGAATGCTGACCTGTATCCGGTCCGGGGCGGGGTGTGCAGTGATGTCCACGCGCACCGGCTTACCGCTGCCGTTAATCAGGTTCACCGTCGATGTACCTGTCTCAGGCAGTGTCACCTCACGGTCCAGCGTCAGTGTGCGGCTGGCGGCATCGATGGACAGGATGCGTCCGCCGGTCAGGGTCCCGGCATAGTCGTTATCACAGATTTCAATGATGTCACCGGGCGTGTGCCGCAGCCCCTGTGACCCGAGCGTGAAATCCACCGTCTGCGTTTCCAGCAGTTCTGTCTTTATCACCCACAGTCCGGCACGGTGGGCCTGACCGCGGCTGGTACAGCCGAACGCATCCACCTTCAGCAGATTGCGCCCGTAGCGCAGGATGGCGTCCGGGTCTTCCACCAGTTCCGTGGAAGTCTGCCAGCCGTTCTGCGGGTCAGTGTAATTCACCTCCACCGCCGTGTGCCGGTCCTTCAGGGCACTGAAGCTGTAGCGGAACCCCACGCCGTTATCATCCACCACCACATCGCTGTTGGTGTACGGCCACACCACATCCGACGGACGGTCCTGAACGAACGTCAGCGTCTGGCCGTTCCATACCGGCATACAGCGCATCGCCGAGCAGAAATCCCCCAGGACATCCCACACCTTACGCTGCTGTGACAGGTACGCATTAAAGGTCATCCGCGGCTCTGTGCCCCCGAAACCATCCGGGACCGTCTGGTCGCAGTACTGCCCGATGGCATACAGCGCCCACTTGTCCACATCCGCCGCCCCCAGGCGTTTTCCCATGCCGTAGCGCGGGTGGGTCAGCATGTCCCACAGGCACCAGGCCGGGTTATTGCTGTATGCCGGTTTCAGGCTGCCGTCCCAGATACCGCTGTAGGTGCGTTTTTCCGGGTCATAGTTTGACGGCACCTGAATGATGCGGCCTCGGATATGGTAGTTCACCACCATCTGCTGGCCACCGAACTGCTCCGCATCCACCTGCAGCCCCACAATGGCCGTGTTCGGGTAGCACTGTTTCACATCGATGATTTCGGTGTATGACGACCACAGCGTTCTGTTCTGCAGCTGGTCCGTGGTACTGTCCGCCGTCACCCTGACCATCCGGATGTTAAAGGGGCGCTCAGGGAGATTATTCAGAATCACCGACGTCAGGTACTGCGAGGTGGTCTTGCCGTTAATGGTGACATCCTTCTCCGTCACCCAGTTACCGTTACGCTCAAGCTGAATCAGCAGCCGGACAGAAGAGGGATTACGGTCACCCTTTGAGGTGGTCTCCACCAGTGACTGCACCCCGAAGGTGACCCGCAGACGGTCAATGTTCGCTGACGTGATGGTGCGCGTCACCGGCTTTGCCTTCGTCACCTCCACGCCCAGTGCGGTTTCTGCCCCGGAGGACTCAAAGCCTTCCGGCGGTGTCTGCTCCTGCTCCCCGGCACGCCAGACGGCGGTCACACCGTGTATCACGGGATTACCGTCCGTGTCCGTCAGCGGGGTTTTGTTCACCAGAATACTCTGCAGTCCCTTCACCGGACCTTCCACCGGTCCCTCACCAATGGCATCAATCACGCTCATCATCTGCGTGGATTTGAGATTGTCCTTCGCCTCACGCGGTGTGTGCCCCTTGCCGCCCCCTTTACCCACTCTGTCCCCCTCTCCTGTCTGATGTCTGATGTCTGAATCTGTTTATGCCCAAAAACAACAGGCACCCCGGAGGGTGCCTGTGTCATGACGGAATAAAATTTCTGAAATTCTTCACATTTTTGCAAAATCCTGGTGGCGCTTATAATTTCTCTGCGTTACCGTTTTTTGCCGTGACATAATAATTCCTTACAGTTAATCTTCGTATCTCTTCCCGCAGCTACAGAGCACTGCGGGATTTTTTTTATTTTCATCCCCGCCCGATAACCACCACTTTCCCGTCACCGCCCTCATCACGGGTACTGATGTCCTGGGATATCCGTCGTGAACCAACCAGCATTTCACCGTAAGGCACCGGCATCGGGTTACCCTGGGCAATCATGTTGTCCAGTGACGAAAAATACGTGTTCCGTTTACCATTATCTGTTGTCGTGGCAGACGGTGTTTTCGCCCTGGGGGTGAGCATCTGCGTGATACCCCCCACCATCATGGCCACCCCAAGATTACCGATGACAGCACCAATACCGGTCCAGCTGAACACATATCCCACAACAGCCAGAACAGCACCGGCCACCACCTGAAGAACACCGCCGTTTTTTGCCCCCTCCGTCCGGGGCACCAGATGGATAACATCCCCGTCATTCAACGGCTCACATACTCTGGAATGAAGCTCCTGTTCAGATACATCACTGCCCGCAATGCGTAACTGATACCATCCCTCATACAGTTTCTGCCGGAATCCCGGCACCTGCAGCGACAGGGCACGGATGGCCTCCGCTGCCGTGTTCACATACAGGCTGATGCGGCGACCAAATCGTTGTAAATCCCCGTGAAGGCAGATGCGGACCAGTGGCGGTGACGCCAGACAGAATGCGTTCGTCGTTGCCATTTTTCAGAATACCTCTCCCGTTTACTCAGTTGTTCAGGTATATGGTGAAGCAGTTCACCGTTGCCACAGTAAATGGCGGCATGATTTGGCACCGATGAACCAAAGCAGCACAGCAGGATATCGCCTGCCTGTGCACAGGACGGAGACACACGGTAAAAGCCGTTTTCCGCCAGGTTGTCCAGGTACAGGTTCTGACCGTTGCGCCACCAGTCATCCTCGCGGTGAAAATCCGGCAGCGTTATCCCCGCCAGATGGTATGCATCCCGGAACAGGGTGTAACAGTCCGTCACACCGTGTTCAAAGCGCCGTCCGGTCAGGTGCGGCACACAGCGGAACCGGTGAATTTCACCCCGGCAGACCAGCCACCAGGGCAGGGCACTCTTTATCTGCAGCCGCCGGTCCGCCTCGCTCAGCCAGGGCAGACCACCGGGATGACTGTGGACCAGCGCCACAATCTCCCCCTGCATCTGTGCCTGCAGCCAGTCTTCCGGTGCAATACGAAAATACGCCTCCGGCTCTGCGGAGATATTCACGCAGGGCTGGTACCGCTCCCCCTCCGGGGTGCTTATCACGAAGCCGCACGACTCCGCTGGCGCACACCGCCGGGCATGCGCCAGAATCGCTGATTCAGTCTGTGTCATAAAACGGGATTTACTGCGAAAGTTTATTAATGGAAAGGAAACCGCCAAAATTGACCGCCATGCCGCGCATCTCACACCCGCGCATGCATTTACTGCATCTGTCCTTCCGGATATCCGTGGTGGGGTTGTCGAACTCATCCGCCACTGCCGGACCGTTATACCCGCATTCATCGCCCCGGTAATCCCACATACAGGTGTTCGCCAGCATGATGCGACCGGGAAACAGCGCACCGTCCGTCTCCGTCGGTGTCGCCAGCACAAACGAGGCCGTCATGGCCGTCAGCGCTGACATCTGCTCCACCACCCAGCGGTCCGTCAGCTCCTGCTCCGGGTCTGCCTCCGGATTCCCCGCCACAAAATTCACCGCATCCAGAAAACGCGCATACACCCGGCGGCGGACCACCGTGGCCCCCACCAGGCTCTGCAAATCCTCCGCCATCCCGGTGACAAGGCCGAAAAGATTGGACACTGTCAGCGACGGGCGGGCACTGCTGCCCTTTCCGTTCATCTCAAAGCCACTCCCCTCAATCGGGTACGCCTGATATTCACGCCCCTGCCAGGTCACCGGCTCCCCTTTTTCATTCAGCTCATTGCAGAAAAAATACCGCTCACCGCCCTGCACCGTCAGGTCGATTTCCCAGAGCACCACCCGCGGTGACTGCTCTGACTTAACCGACTCATTCAGGCTTTCTTCGTGAATATCCTGCATCAGTTCACCACCTGCTTAAACTCCGCGCTGAACTCAACGCGCAACATCCCGACCCGCGCAGACCACCCGGCACAGGTCACCTTTATCTGCCGGTATGCATAGGGTGGCTTCCACAAAAATGCCTTCCAGCCCCCATGCTCTGCCAGGAACGCTTCCAGATGCCGGGCCTCCTCCCGGCTCACGGAAAGCATCACCCGGTATGTTTTCAGGTCAGCATTCAGCCCTGCCGCCATACGCTGTGAGTACCCGTCACCAAAACGCACTTCACGCACCGACGGCTGCGAGTTCACCTCCATATCCGGCTTCACTTTCCAGCGAAAGGTTTTCATCGCCCGCTCCCTGATAACATACCGCCATCACGCAACTGCAGCCGGAGCTCATCCTGCGCCCCCTTGCGGGCCATGTCATACACCGCCTTCATCAGCTGCGGCCCCGCCTGTCCGTTGATACCGTCGTTCTGAATCACCACGTGATTGTTCTGATTAAAATTAATACCTTCCGCCCGCCGCATCTGCGCCGGACTTCCGGCACAACCCACATAACCCCCTTCCGCATAGCCGCGCATCAGACGGTAAAGATTCCCCACGCCTATCCGGCTGGTTGCCTCCTTCGTGAAGACAAACTCCCCGCGGTGAACTATCCCCGCAGGCTCATATTTGCCGCCCGTGCCCGTAAATCCGCCGGTCGCAAAATGGAAGTTCGCCGCCGCAGCCTCAATGGCCGTCCCCGTGGAGGCAGACGCCCCACCACCGAAAGCACCGCCAATGGCGCTGCCGATACGCCCGACAATGCCCACCATGGCCTGTTTAAGCAGGATTTCTGTCATCATGGACAGCACCGAACGGGTGAATCCCCGCCAGTTCTGTTCACTGCCGGTCAGCATCGCCGCCATATTCTGTGCAATACCGTCAAAGGTCTGCGTGGCCACACTTTTAACCTGCGAAAAACTGTCCGTCGCACTTTCCGCCCACTCGCCCCAGCCGGACTTCAGCCCGGCCAGCCAGTCACCGCGCAGCATGTCTTCATCCGCCCATGTCTGTTTCAGTGCCCCGGTGACCCGGGCCAGCGCCTGCGGATTACCGCCATACATGTCACGAAGACGCTGCGCTTCAGACTCCCGCTGCGCCTGACGGTCAGTGAGACCGCGGGCTTTTGCGCTGATGGCGGCCTGCTTCGCGCTCTGTTGCTCTTCAAACCGTGCTGCCTGCTGTGCCAGCTCATTCAGCCGTTTCTGGTATTCAACCTTGTCACCCAGCTCAGCCAACTGGCGTTTGTACTCCAGCGTTTCTTTCTCATGAGCCAGCAGGGATTTTTCCTGCCCGGATAACTGCCGTTTCGTTGCGGCCTCTTTCAGGACCACATACTGATTTTCCGCTTCCCATAAATCCCGGCGCTGCTGGCTGATTTTCTCATTCGCACCGCTGTGCTTCTCCAGCGTCCGGAGCTCAGTTTCAAGCGCCAGCAGGGCTGCATGCGCCCGGTCTTCCTGACGCTCACCGGCAGACACCTTCACACCGGACGGCTTTTTCAGCGTCGATTCATAATCCTTTTTCGCCGACGCCATCAGCGTGTTGTAATCCGCCTGCAGGATTTTCCCGTCTCTCAGAGCCCTGTTCAGTTCTTCCTGACGGGCGGTATATTTCTCCAGCGGCGACAGCAGGCGTTCATACGCTTTCTGCGCCTCTCCGGTATACTTCAGCTGTGACGCCTCACGCTCAGCCCTGTCCCTTGCCGCCAGTTCACCGGCTTTTTCCATATCCGACTGCAGCGTTGCCGCCGCCAGCCCCAGACGGGCATTTTCCCGGTCATCCCATGCACCCTGAAGGTTGGCCCGGAACGAGGCGGTTTTACCGCGGCGCTGGCTCCGGCTCTGGTACCACTGCCATTTTTTATCCGCCTCATCAAATGCCTTCTGCGCACTGGCGAGCATGTCCGCAGAAGATTCCGGACGACCGATATCCAGAATGGCATCCCACATCGATTTGAACGCCTTCCCTGTTTTATCCGCCCAGGTTTCCAGCGTCCCCATGTTCTCTTTCAGGCGGCGGGTCTGCTCATCAAAGCCTTTCGTGGCAGCATCATTCGCCGCCTGTAAGGCACCGGCCTCGTCTCCGGAACGCTGCAGCTGCGCAACATACGCAATCTGATCTGCCGTCACGTTACGGAACTGGCGTGCCATCGCCATCAGTCCCGACGTCGGGTCGGTGGTCAGTTTTCCGAAAGCCTCTGCAACCTTGTCCACCTCCACACCGGAGGCAGACGCAAAACGCGCCACACTCTGGTTAATGGCATCAAACTGTTCACCACCACGCACACCGGCACTGACCAGGGCTGCCAGTGACTCTCCCGCCTGGTTAAACGTCAGCCCTGCCGCCTGCCCGGCTCTGGAGAGCGTCAGCATGCGCTCTGCCGTCAGTCCTGACTGATTACCGGAAAGAACCAGGGTTTTATTAAACGCTGAAAGCGTGGAATCCCCCTGGTACCAGGCGTACGCCAGCGCACCGGTCGCCACCGCCAGCGAGGTGACCCCGACCATCGGCAGGCTGATCGCACCGGCAAGCCCCCGGAACATGGGGATCATCCCGCCAAATGAGTCCTTCACCTGACCGCCCTGTTGCAGCAGGATGAGCCAGGGATTCTGACCACCGGCAAGCTGAGTGACAATATCCGTGAACTGTGCGGGCAGTGTGCGCATGGCAGCCTTATACTGTCCGACTGATATCCCGGCTTTTTGTGCAGCCAGCGCCTGTCGGCTCAGACTCTGCTCAGCAGCATCAGCCTGTTTTCTGAAAGACTGACTGACTTTCCCGGACATCAAATCAGCAAGCGCACTGGTTTCACCCAGCTCTTTTTTTACCCGCGCTGCCTCTTCAGAAAAACGGGCAGAATCCAGTGTCAGCACGGCTGTCAGATCGGCAAAATTACCTGCCATCGTGGTCACCTCCTGAAATGTCCTCTGATACCATCAATAACTGTCACAACCTCCTTCCCTCCTCCCCGAAACGGACTCCACCGGCGAGGCCCGCCGCCTTCTGCATCAGTACATCATTTTCGTCCGGCGTCTCCGCCTGCCCTTCCTCTGCCTCCGGAGCGAACAGGCTGAAATCCGCCGGATGCATATCCGGATCGCAAAAAAACAGGCTGAGTACGGCGTACGTCAGCCCGGAAAAATGAGCGTCCAGTTGGGTATCCTGAAAATAATGCGTGCAGTAAAAACGTCGCCAGTCGGCATATTCGGTGGATGTCATCCCGGCAAGCATGGCGCGCCAGTCGGCTCTCCCCATCTCACGCGCCAGTTTCAGGACAAAGTTCAGCTCGCCTTCGAATGCTTTTTTGATGTTACCGGCTCAGTCGCTTCTGCTTTCCCGGTTGGTTCAGGATCGGCATCATGCCGGTTATCCAGCATACCTGAAAGATAAAGCACCCGGTTCGTTGCCTGATTCAGTGCATCAGCAGGCCATCCCAGCATCACTTCACGGCGGATCTGCTGCATCTCTGTCTCCGGAGAGGCCAGAGTGCCTTTGAGGGAATGGGAATGCCATAGCGACATCGCCACAAGCAGGGATGCCGTTTCCAGATATCGCTGGTTAATGTGCACGACATCATGCTTCGTTGTCTCCTGTTGTTCTGCGTCTGAAACAAACTTTATATAATCAAACCGCTGCAGCGCAGACAATTCGGAAAGCGTGACGGACACACCGTTATATTCAAATTGTTCTGTTTTCAGAAACATGTATTACCTCCGTTTACCCTGCAGCGCCCGCTTCAGTAACGGTGACTTCAGCCACTGCGGCGAACTGACCATTTCCGCTCACCACAGGGATCTGCACCTTACCTGTCGCCACGCCGTTTACCGTAATTGTCATATCTTTCACACTAATGGTGGCTTTCGACGGATCGGCGGAAACCGCTCTGAACGTCTTGTCGGTTGCACTTTCCGGCTCAAAAGAAACAGTCAGGGTGGTTGTTTTCCCTTTTGCCACCGTACCGGATGTCGGTGTCACCTTAATTGCAGTGGCCGGCGTAATTTCGCTGCGTTCTTCCGCCACGGAAGGTTTGCCCACGTTAGTGACTTTCACCGTGCGGGTGATCACTTCTTTCGCCGTCACGGCCTTACCGATACTGCTGACCCAGCCACGGAACACATCCACCGTGCCATTTGGGAAACGGATTTTATAGGCCCGCACATCCCCGCTTTCAAACCAGCCTATAAGCCCTTTCTGACCTTCTTCTCCCGGTTTCCAGGCCAGCGTAAAACTGGTATCTCCTGCAGACTTCTGCCCCTGCCCGGTCGCGGTCCAGTCCGCGTCTTCATCATCCAGGTAGTTATCATCGTAGGGTTCTGCCGTCATCTCGCCCGGCGTCAGATCCTTCACCTTAGCCAGTCGCTGCCAGTCATCGTCTGACAACGGGTTTGCATAAGCATCACCCTTGCCGTTGTAAACCCACAGAGTGGTACCGGCACCTTTTACCGGCTCAAGGGGATTTGGTGTTGCCATATCGTCCTCACATCTCGTAGGTAATTTTCCACAGGAGATCTGCCGATCCCCACATCATAAACTCATCATCCCGGCGGTAGTCATACCCCTGAAGATTCATCTTCAGCAGTAATGCACTGAGCCCGGGAACTGCCTCCAGCGCAGGAAGAATTTTTTCTTCCATCCACATATCCAGTGCCGAGTCCGGTTCTTTTGCCCTGAGAAAAACCTCAATATGCAGTGTCGCCTCCCAGGTTCCCTCATCAACGAACTCGTCAGCAGCAGACGCATCTGTCAGGTAAACAGCAACAGCAGGCAGTTCCTGTTCATCAATAAAAACCGGGCGACCGTCAAACCAGCTCACCCTCTCAGAAATATTTTCTTTCAGGGCAGACAGAACTGCCGCCCGTATTTCACGGTGTTTCATACACCCTCCCAGTCATTTTCTTTTCAGCACCAGGCGTAACTGATGCGTCATGGCTTTCATCATCTGCGCCGGTAATTTTTCCCGGTACATCCGGTCCCGTTCACGTTCAAAGGTTTCTGCCAGCGGTCCGGCAGTCGGAATCTTCACCACTTCGATCGGCAGACGGTGGCGTTTCGGCCTCCCTTTGCTGTCCGCGCCGGTGGACGATGATGCCCACGGCATACGCTGCATCACATGCCAGCGTCCGTTAGCCAGCCGGGTGATAAAGGCGTCCGGGATCCGTCTTTTCCCCACAATCAGCACACTGCCGCCCCCTTTCAGGGCCGCACGCTGTCCTTTCTTTCTCCGTTTTCTGCGGGAAAGTCGAACGCGGGCCTCCCCCAGTTTGATGGCGGGCAGGTTGCCGGTATTGATGTAAACCTTTGCGTAAACCTTATCCGGTCGTGCCGGACTTAACCGGATGCGGGCACGGATAAGACGACGGGGAACGGCCAGCTCCCTGGCAACTGAAGAGGCCGTTTTCGCAATAATGGCCCCCGCCACGCGGTTCAGTGTCGTGGCAGAGGCCCGGAGAACGGCACGGCGATCAATTGCATCCAGATTTTTCATGGCCTGCGCCAGACCTTTTATTGCCATACTCATTCCTGTTCGACAAAAATCCGGGGTTTACCGTTGTACGTGTCATAACGGGTCACCGTCAGTGTGCGCCCCGCAAACACAACAACATCATGACGGGCCGGACGGTACCGGGCTGAAAACACCACCAGTGACAACTGGCTGCCCGAAAGCGCCCCCATCTCCGCGGACTCTTCCTCCGGCATCACGTCGTACACGACGCCGTTAATCTCCGCCTGTTTGCCCATCACCCGAACGGTCGCCACGTCCATCCGGCAACACATTCGCGTAAACAGATCAGACATTGATTTTTACCGCCACAGTGGCGCTGTTTGCAGGGGCATTTTCCCAGGCTACCCCCGCTGCCACCGTACCGTCTGCAGCCAGCTGCACAACCCCGTCCTTCAGATAAACCACCGCGCCGGACTGAATGTCGTCAGCAGACTGTTTGGGCAGCAGGAACACGCCTTCGGCAAAACCGTCACCGGCCTCACCGGCAGGAATATCGGTAATGGCCACGGCCACCATACTGCCGACCACCACCGCAGCACCGCTCAGGATGGTCTGATCTCCGGCATTCACCAGTTCAATGGTGGTACCGTCCTGTACAAAATTTTTCGCCATAATGCTGTTTCTCCGGACAGCCCCTGTGGGGCTGTTTTTCAGGCATAAAAAAAGCCCTTTCGGGCAGTGATTGTGATAACGCGGTTATCAGGCCACCGACGAACGCACCAGACCGCGCCAGTCAAGTGGTGCCACACCGGCATCAATACGAATTTTTGTGGCAATGCCGTCAGTGGTGAAACCTTCCTGCTGATCAATGTATGGCGTGTCCACACCATCCAGCCAGGCCACTTCAATGGTGTCAGTGCCCTGTGCCGCCGCCAGATACCAGGTTTTCGGGTCTGCCGCATCAAGACGCGCTTCTGCAATCACCTCAGCAAAGTTCTGGATAGGGTTAATGACACCGGCGTTTGCATCCGCCCCTTTCACACTGGCCGATTTGATGGTCTGGTTCGCCACCGTCTCCAGTGCCACCGGTACCAGCATAAAGGCCGGACGGATATTCAGGGCGCGATCGCCTTCTTTCTGCAGGCGCATCATCTGACGGGCCGCATCCAGTCCGGAAACGGAGATCCCCCCGGTGGCAATATTTTTGTGATCGGCATGGAACAGCGCCTTACCGTCGGACAGTTTCGGGTTATCCGTCAGCACCTTGTAAACCAGGTCACCAATCGTTGCCTTCGCCGCACGCCCCATCTTCATCGGCACGTCCACCAGCATATTCAGATCATCATTGATAATGGCCTGGCGGGTGATGGAGAAAATCTCCCCGTAGGTGGCCAGAGCAATGGTCTCCTTGCGATCTGAGGTGGTGATGTATTTATACTCCGCCCCCTCACGAACCTGGCGCAGAGAACCAAAACCGCCCATCCCCACGCGATACGCTGTTTTGAAGTCTGACAGGCGTCCCTTACGGGTCCACTTCTGGAAGGTTTCTTCTGATTCCTCCCAGCCCTGGATCAGCCCCTTGTTCGACACATCCAGCAGGATATTGCCAAAATCAGAGGTGCTGTGCGTCAGCGCCAGCCCGACCATCTGCATGGGGTTATAACTGGCCACCCCAATACCGCGCTCCGTCAGTGACATACGAGCCCATTCACGCAGGGTCATCCCGTTATAGGCGTTATCCTTCTCGACATTTTCAAATCCGGCACGGGCCAGCATCGCCTGGCGGATCCCGTCTCCCACAAAATTGCCGTTTCCGGCATAAATATGGGCCGGTGTGTTTTTGTTGGTCGGCGAGCACTCCTTGCCCATTTCATTCAGCAGACGTTCACGGGCCATTTCCAGCGAACAGTCAGGATCAGCCACGCACTGTGCCTGAAGCGTCTGATAGCGACCGCCGAACATGGCAAACAGATCGTTAATGCCTGACATGCGTGCTTTCTGCTCAGCCATAACGCGGGCGCGAATGGTCGCCTCATCAGACACTGCCGGTACCGGTGATGGTTCTGTTACCGCCGGTGCAGGGATTGTCACTGTGGTATCACGCGGGGCACTGTTGCGTGGCGGAGTAATCATGTTTCGGATGGATTCCGGCATCTTTTTAAATTCCTCTGTACGTTTTGACTGAATACATGCCATTGCCTCAACAGCGGGTGTCACCTGGTCAGCAAATCCGTGTGCCAGACATTCGGCACCGGACATCCAGGTTTCATCCGCCAGCATGGCGGCAATTTCATCGGTGGTTTTTCCGGTTTTCTGCGCATAGGCTGGCAACAGTACCGATTCGACTTTATCCAGCAAATCGGCATAACTGCGCATATCCTCAGCATCCCCGCCACTGAATCCCCATGGCTTATGGATCATCATGAAGGCATTTTCCGGCATAATGACCGTATCACCGGCCATCGCAATCACAGATGCCATCGAGGCGGCAACGCCATCCACATACACGGTAATGGTCGCCCCCTGATTTTTCAGGGCATTAAAAATGGCGATGCCTTCAAAGACATCGCCACCCGGTGAATTGATATGGAGATTAATGTGGGTGATATCACCCAGTGCATTCAGTTCGCTGACAAACTGCTTCGCGGTAACTCCCCAGAAACCAATCTCGTCATAAATATAAATCTCCGCGTCACCCGGCCCCCCAGTCTGCATCCTGAACCAGGATTTATTCTTCATGCTGGCTTTCGGTGTCGCGCTGATACTGTCGTTCAGTTCCGGCACTGTTGCCTCCTTTGTCGTTGACGGGGTCAGTATCAAAGACCAGCCCCAGTCTGCTGTTTTCATCAATTTCAGCCTTGCGGCGACGTTTGACCTCATCCGGATTGCGCCCACCGGCACGCACCCAGTCAGATTCTGTCGCTGCACCACCCCGGATCTGAATTCTCCAGGCTTCAGCTTCCTTAACCGGGTCGATCCACGGCATCACCGGACCGGAATACGTCGCGTTATATAGCGTTTTCATCTCCACATCCGCCGGAATTTTCAGCAGACCTGCCGCAACCACCATATTCAGCCATGTCCGGTACACCGGGCGGGTTACCGCGCCAATAAAACAGTCCTGCAGGATCAGGTAACCATCCGTGGACTCGACCAGCTCCTGCCGCTGGGCGCTGTAGGTGCCGTTATAGTTACGCGCCGCACTGGAAAAACTCAGACGACTGCCTGCTGCCACTGCACGCAACTGGCCGTTGCGGAAAGTTTCAAGATTGGGATTGGGACGGTCAGATTTGACCATGCCGATATCCTCGCCCTTGCGCAAATCGTCATAAATAATACCCGGGGTGATATGGACTTCCCGCTCGGTTTCTTTGATCCCCGGATCTTCATAGTCCTGTCCGTCACCTTTACGGATATACAGTCCCAGCGCCGCAGCAATACGCGCCGCTGTCAGTTCCGCATCCTCATACTCCTTAAGGGCACTGATCCGCATCAGCACCCCCGATAACATGGATGAGCCTCGCGTCTGATGCAGACGACGAGTGAACTTCAGGTGGATCATTTTTCCGGCAGCGATTTCTTTCGTATCACTCTGCCGACCGCTGACCGGATAATTTTTATAAACCAGATATTTTTTCGGTCTTCCCCACTCATCAAGAAAAACCCCCTGATTCAGTCCGGCGGATTCATCTGTGCGCATGGGAACAAAATCCGGCTCCATCGCCTCAAGCCAGAATGGCACTCCCGCCGTCCGTTCCAGACCGTTTCCCGCACCACTGACCATCTGCGCAAACACTTCACCATCCCGCAGCCAGGTCCGCAGCAGTAAACGTTCAAGCACGGGACGGGTATACTGCCCTGTCACATCCGGACTCACGGACCATTCAGCCCACAACCGGCGGATATCCGCAGCCAGCTCAGCCGCCATTTCCCCGTTTTTTCGTAATGGCTGAGGCTCCACAATAATTCCCCTGGCACCAATCACCCGCTCTTCCAGCTTGTCAAACACACCAATCACCAGGTCATGATTGATATCAAGAAAACGGGCCTGCTCCCGCAGGGAAACCGCACCGTATTTACTGAGCTGATCGGCAGAGCGATTTTCCCGCCGGGCTTTATGTGTCCGGGTCGGTTTCACCGCCTCATAGGCCATGATTAACGCCCTTGAACGCAGTCTGGCTGCTTTCCACCCGGGGGAAAACACGCCTATCACATCATCAATAATTGCCATTAAAACCTCGCCAGTTTAAATCCCGGTTTTCCCCGCCTGCGGCTCACCATCGCGGCAAGCCTGCGTTCCCACTCCTGACGTCCGGCGCGGATCTGAGAAAGGCTTTCCAGCGTCAGTTGCTGCCCGTTGAAGGTGACAGACTTCCCCTCCAGTACGGCCATTTCCGCTTCACGGTACCGCTGTATCATTTCTCTGGCTTCTTCTGTGCTCACAACCAGCCTCCTGATGTTATCCATGGATTATCTTCCGCACGCTCCGTCCGCAGTTTTTTCTTCCGGCGACGGCGTTTTTCTGCCCCGGCCGTCAGTTCCGGGGATACCGTTTCACCAGAACGCTCCTGCAGGAAGACGAGCCACGTTTCCCGCTGTGCCCAGTCCGGTGCGGAGGGCCAGCGGATCTTTTCGTAACCATGCAGAACGGCAAGCGCATCCGCATAAACCAGCAGGTCAAACGCCTCGTTAGCGCCCCTGCCCGGTTTTCGCCATTTTCCGTCACTGCCGCGCTCTTCATAGGTCAGCTCATCGTAAAACCACCGCCCCAGCCAGTCGGGAAAGTGGATATAGTTCGGCCCTGGTGTGTCACGCCACAGGGCATTATTTACACGGTCCTTAAACGCATCCGTCTGAACCAGCCACAGCGCGACATCGCCACTGGCTCTGGCACGGCGGGCACTTCTGCCGGTATTATCCGGGAAGGTACGGTTAATCAGCCTGTCACGGCGAAGACCATCCCCCTTGAACAGAAACACCCTGTTGCCCAGTCCGTCACTCCGGCAACGACGCCAGAAACGATAGGCGTTATCTGTCACCCCGGCTTCCCCTCCCGTATCCACCGCCATGGCCATCAGACGCATGCGCACATCCGGATCAGAAGCCAGCGGCCATGTTTTATGGAACACATCCGTCAGCAACAAATCCCAGTCCTCCGGATATGCCGCCGGATCAACCGGCAGACTTTCACCGTTGGGACTGCAGCGCAGTGAATGCCGGATGTTGTAGCGATCAACAATCCAGCGTTCCCCCTGCTCTCCGTATCCGGTGATCTGCACAACAAAACGGCGATTTTTACCGCCCTGTACGTCAACCGTTGCCTCAATAAAACGCACACCATCCGGCACAGATCGCCGGGGAAACGGCTCGGCACGCTGTTCAAGCAGTTCACTTTTACGCTGTTCCGTGGCTGAACGGGGCAGATAGGGTCGTCCGATATCGGTGTTCACCACCGCTTTCAGGGTCTCTTCACTGCCGGTTCGCTCATACTCTTCTTCTGCCGCCAGCAGCTTAAAAATCAGTTGTTCCCAGGTCTGAAACGCCGCAGCCGGCCCCTCCATCCAAAATGACGCAATCCGGGAATTTCGTGGCGTTCCGGTGATACTGCCGTCCGCCGCCGCCCGTTCACCTTCACGAAGCCAGATCCCCTGGTTATTCAGTTCACGCTTCTGTTCCGGAGCAATCAGGCCGCGGCAGTGCGGACACATCAGGCGGGCCGCCTGCCCGGCAGCCACAAAATCAGGGTTATTCCGGTAACCGGTCATGTTATCCATCACCGGCTGAAAATATTCCCCGCAGTGCGGACACGGCCAGTACCACCGGCGGCGGTCTCCCCGGTTATACAGTGACAGGATCCCCGTTGTTGGCGGTGCCTCATGTGCGCCGCCACAGCGCCATTTGGTGTCAGTGATATCCCGCCCGGGCGAACTTTCGACCAGGGTCATCCCCGAGGACATAAAGGTGGTGGTACGCTTTGAGGCCAGGGTGAAGGCATCCCCTTCACCGTCGACGTTCTCAGGAAAACGGTCATAATCCGTCAGCGCCACACGACGGTAATCCGAAGAGGAAAATACAGTGATCGACGGCCAGCCAATTTTCAGGAATGAGCCGTCAAGAAACATTTTGTCGTGGACGTTGTTGTCATTACGGGAAGGGCTGAGGCGCTTACTGACCTCCGGACTGTGGCGAAACGTCCTGGAAAGACGCGTTCTGGAATGCTCACGCGCCTTTGTCTCGGTCATCTGCACCACCAGCATATCCGCCGGATCACAGATGATGCCGTACACAATCCAGCCATCAATCAGCCCTTCGGTTTTCCCGGTTCGCGCAGGTCCCACAAACACCACCGCGTCATATTCACGGGCTGATAATGTATTAATGGGGTCAATCATATAGGGCGTCAGCGATGACTCCCACGGACCGGAAGTATTGGCTCCCCGTGGTACCCGCATATAACGCCTGATGGCTTCCGCTACTGGTAACCGGCTGGGTGGGCGAAACAGCGAGGCCACTTCGCGCCAGATATCGGATGCGCGGCTATGGCTCTCGTTCACCTGATTCACATATCGGCCTCATCACAACAGTCAATGACTGCCTTTTCCAGTGTGTCGCGGATCTCATCAACCACAATCTGTACTTCATTCAGTTGTGATGCAGTCCACCCCCTGTCCCTCTCCAGCCGGTCAGGCCAGGTTTCCAGTACCTGAACTATCGCTTTCACCACGACAGAAAAGGACCGCCTGACATCACTGACTGGCACAAGCTGAACAGTTTCATGCTGAAATTTAAGACGCTCGCGCTCGGACTGATACCATGCCTTACGAGCGTGAGGATCCATATCCTCATCTTCGGAAGATGGTGGTTTTTCCAGCAACGAAGTTATCAAATCCGTCAGGAGATACAGTTTTTTCTTTTCATTACTGCCTGGTGCAAGAGGAACATCCGCCATTCTGGCGGCAACAGTCTGCCGGTGCAGACCTGAAAGGGCTGCCAGTTGATTAATATTTAACTTCATATTTTTCAGCTCGCCGTCCATTTACATCCCTCCACATAAACCGCAGAACAGAAGTGACTCTGTTTTTTTGTAAAGAAATGCCGCCATATAAAGATGTCGAACAAAAAACAACCACAATCATCATCTTTTTAATACTAACAGCATTAAAAACAACAAGTTACCATCATGATGATGATGACGATAAAATCACAAAAATGCGCCTTTTTCCGCGCCGCCCGCCCCGTGTTCAGGCCCACCCCACCAGGAGGACCCGCAAAATGATAATGGTTATCATTTGTAATGTAGTCCGGTTTCTTCCACCATCGCACCGGACCAGCGACTATGAGGGGACAACGCCGCGCTCCGTTAACGCGGTAAACCCCGGTGTGTATCGTTTTTGATTATCCCCGCACACTCGCGCAGAGGAGTCTCCCTGTCGGGCTGCGGTCTCTGTTAATGAGGGAATACAGCGACGATACGGCGCATCCGCAAAACTTAGTTCAGGCACTGAGTGCGGATATAGTCCTGTGCCCCTTCCAGCTGCTTCTGCATTGTCATCAACCGTTCTCTGAGGATGAAATAATCCCGTTCAGCGGTGTCTGCCAGTCGGGGGCCGGTTGCATTATCCACGCCGGAGGTGCCGGTGGCTTCACGCACGGTACCGGGGCAGGTGGCGTTGATCCGCAGGCGCTTACGACCAGCGGCAACATCAGCACGCAGAGTTTCATTTTCAGCTCTCGCATCAGCTAATTCCCTTGAGTATTTTGCATCGAGCGCAGCAACATCGCGCTGGCGCACCTGCATATCAGTAATGGTTGCGTTTGCCAGCTCCAGCTCTCTGGCTTTTTTATCGCGCTGCGCTTTGTAGGTGATGGCGTTATCACGGTAATGATTCAGCCCCAGACTAAGCGCACCACAGGCCACCAGCAGGGCAATGATGACCACACACAGAACGCGGTTCATTTCACCACCAGCGTATCTGACCGATGAAATAACCGGAGACCATAATCACAAACACCAGCCAGATAAGAATGAACTTCCAGGTAGATAATTTTTCAGCCATCACTCAAATCTCCCGAATCAGTTTGCTAAAATCAAACACACTTTCTCCTTTGACTTTTCCGGAGTCAGGAAACACAAAACCCCACCTGCTGCTAACAAACGGGGTTTTTACTTTTATTCACTTAGGTTTTGCCAGTTCGCAGGATTTCGTGTTATCCGTCCGCGTTGGCCAACGTCATTTTTCAGCAAAATATTCTGCTTATCTGTCGATTCCCCAGCACGCCAGCGCGCTCTCCTGGTCACGACGGGATATCTGGCCGTAACAGTTGTTTGAGCGGATACGGCAGTCTCTGCCACCGTCCTTAATCCACCAGCGAATCGCTTCACACGCTCCCCTGCGATCGCCTGCATTAATTCGTTTATAAAACGTCGACGGGAAACACTTACCGGGGCCAATGTTATACGGGCAGAATGACGCGATCCCCGCTTTCTGGGGTTCAGTCAGTGGCACTTTGATGTTTTTCTCCACCCATGCCAGCGCCTTATCACGCTCAATGGCGTTAACCCGGTCGCATTTCCCCTTCGACAGCTTCATGCCAGGAATAACAGGCTTACCATCCACCCGGGTGGCTCCACGGCAGATGGTCCAGATACCCGCGCCATCACGGTATGCCGTGGTGTGGTTACCTTCTTTTTCATCCAGAAACTGGTCGAGAATATCAGGCGCAGGCGCCCCTGCGGCAATCAGCGCCAGAACGGCAGCCGACAGGCCGTATTTGATTTTGGTGTTCATGGATATTTATCAGGATTTATCGGTTCCGAATCCCTGGATATGTTAAGCCTTCACCCCACCAGTGGTGGGCACTGGCGGGTTCTTAATTTCCCCGGATGATCGTGGATTACATTCCACCAGGAGATTACTTATGCTTATCTATCCAGCGGCAGACCTCCGTTTACAGGGACGCAGAGCACAACCATGGGATAAAACAACCACTCATAAATATCGTCCCGGTCAATATTATGACTTTCGTAAACACCCGGAACTGATCGAGACACACCTTGAGGATTTTGTTGAATATTCAGACAGACAAGCGATTCAGACCTTTTTTTCTTTTGTTAAGTGGATCAACAGCAGTTCATCTGCATTCGAGAGCACGGACTGCATGTTTTCAGGAACACCAAAGGTTGATGAATACGCCCCGGTATTTGGTTGCACCCATGCGTCATCTGGCCGCTTCGAATTTTTGTTTCGCGATACGAAAATAAACCAAAATGAGCGAGCTGTCGGATGGGTACTTAACAAACTATCGCTCTACCTTCAGAAAGAACGGCCCGATTTTTGTAAAGGAACCTTTGGCATCGTTCCCCTCATGACGGAATATACCGACTCCGGCGGTAACGAGTTCACCGGTTATCGTATTTGTGTCTATTTCGATGCTTACGGGAATGGAACAGAGGATACCTGGACTTCTCTCAACATCATGTTTGATGGCCTCATGAAAGCCACCAAAAGAATGAGCAATGAAACAATCACTGGCGAGATGCGTCCCCTTTAAAAAATTATCCAGAATCTCACTATTTGCAGAGCGCTCTCTGTTTTTTTGAATACGGAAACACTCTGCGAGATTTCTGCTCATCACTTTCCGGCAATAATCGTCAAACGCAGCAAACTGCTCATCGCGGCGTTTGTTTGCATCTTCAGAAGGCATCAGCGCCGACAGTTTTTTATTCAGTTCAGCAATTTCATTTTCCAGACGACTGAAGCGCTGATTCATTTCTTCATGGTTCATCACCTACTCTCCCCGTGCCGCCTTACGACGGTCTTCTTTAATCTTGAAATACAGGTTCGTCAGATATGTCAGCAGCCCAAACAGCAGACTCCCCAGCACGCCTATTGCCGCCCACTGAGACGGGGAAACCCTGTCCAGCAACTGCAGGAACCAGTAGCCCGTTCCCACCGCTGACGTGGTGTATGACACACCTGTTGTGATTTTTTCCATCTGGTACATACCCCGCCTCCCGCAATCCGGAAGCTCACAACAATAAAAAAGACCACCGGCACACACCGATGGTCCCTGACGCATGCTTACATCATCATGTCGCTGTCAGGTGTGGGGTCACCGCTATCTGAAGCACTCCCCTCACCCGCGATGCCTTCCGGCTCCGGAGCTGCCGGTGCGCCCAGCAGTTCATCCAGAATGGCATCCACTTCTGCATCAAGACGCGCTTCCAGGTTATGGCGAAGTTTCTGTTTCAGTGCGCTCCGGACTTCTTCAGAGCGCAGGACGTCCTTCACTGCTTCAGCAGTGACCAGGGATGTAATTTCTGACATGGGATTTTCTCGTCGAAAGATGTGATTAAGAAAGTTGCCGCTAAATGAGCGGCTCTTCGGGTTTGCTTCCGGCTGACTGACTGGCGCTGATTTTCTCAGCGGCCCTTTTGTCAATCTGTCTGCGCCAGAAGTCACGCATGGCCCGGTATCCGCCCGAAAGGAGATACAGCACACAGACCACCGTACAGAAGTACAGCATTAACTGGTTCAGAAATGTCATGGTTTCTCACCGTGATAGTTGACAATAAGAACTGTTTTCATTTAAAAAAACAGAGTACGAAAGTATCGTTCCTTTATTTTTTCTCCATAGGTATTACCACCGCCAGTCCATTCCGGTAACTGGCGGCTTTTTTTATCATGCCGCGGCGTCCGCGTTATTCACTACCACCGCAATGCTGTCTATCAGTACCGGGTAAGTCGCACTTTTGGTAATATCTGTCACATGCAACTTATCCGCCGAAAATGCACTGACCGGTGACTGCGTCAGCGTGAACGGTGTGCCATCCTGACCATCAATAACCGGCGTCACCTGAAGGCTGTTATTCCCGGCAAAGCGGAAAGCCAGCGTATGCCATTCGTTATCAAATGCGCCAAAGCTTCCCAGTTTCAGGTTATTTGTCGCCACCTTCGCATTGTGGTACATCACATTCAGGTCTTTTGCATCTGTCTGGATGTAAAACGCTGCCAGCAGATTATTCCCTGCATCCCCTGTCAGGGTGACACCCTGCGGCAGAGAGGAAACCGGCCAGTAAAGTGCAATGACATACTGATTTGCTACCAGTTCACCGGATGCCTTAAAGCGGCAGCTGATTAAACCGCCATTTTTCAGCAGTTCAGCGCCAGTACCGGCATCATGCTCCAGATACCATGACCCCACTCCTGTCTCCTTGCTCAGCTTCATCGCGGTACCACCTGTTGCACCTTCATCGGCAACAATTTCCGCTTTACCTCCGCCAGCACTCCAGCCCTGTTCGGTCAGCCTCCCTTCAGACTCACTGGCACGGTAAGACAGCAGTGTTGTTGTGCTTACCGCTTCATTTTCTGACGGTGATGGCGTCGGTGCGCCAGTTTCAGAAGATGGAGCATCGACTTTTACTGTGGTTCGTCCTGCATGAATCAGAATCGCCGTTGCCAGACGGTCGGAAATAATCCCCCGGCGTGCCCAGGTGCTGAAATGGCTCGCCCTGTCCTGTGACGTCCAGGTGGCTGAGCTGTCACGCCATTTCGAACCGTAATACCCGATACCCGGAATGTCCGGGTCTTCTTCCGGTTTGTTCGTCGGCACATTCACCCCGTTCTCATCCGTCATGAACGGTACGAAATGGATATTCTTTTCCGTTTTGTTTTTGTAGCTGCCGTACACCGTCTGGTACGTGGATTCGTTCTTCTGCTTCCAGAAATACGTCGTATCTCCACATATCCAGGGAACACCGCCAGCAGAGCCACCGACGCACTGACCTGCCATATCCGCCAGGTCTGCACGGAATTTATCAACCAGCGCACCAAACTGTGCTGCGTGATTTACCGGCGTACCGCCAAAATCAAATTCCCCCTGCATCCACACCACGGCAAACAGCACATTTTTCGGGTTCTTCTTCAGTGCTGCTTTTGTTCGACCGATAAGGTCCTTATACAGCGGCTTGTCCACACCCCAGCGGGTTGAATTCTCCGAGGCTCCACTCGCATCACTGTATGTGCCATCGGCTCCAGTGGTGAACGCAGAGCCACCACGGCAGCAAGGTACCAGCAGAATGCCCGCATTCGCCGGTATAAACGGCAGCAGTTTTTTGGCGATATGCAGCCCCTGCCCCACGGTTCCGTACTGCCCCTTTGACAGATCCGCTTTCGGATGGTTAAGGCGGCTCATGTCCTGCACATCATGCAGACAATGGTCCGCCGGAATGATGTCGTTATATCTGCATGCTGCACCACCCGGTGTCACCGTACTGCGACGCGCCAGTTGCTTAATACGCGGCTCCGGACGGTCATATGTCTCCGGCAGCGGAAGACCTTCACCATACGACATGCCGTTTGACTGCCCTGCCAGAACCACAACAAAGTAATACTCCGGGTCGCTGGTGGCACTGATTACTGCACCCTCTCCACCTGTCGGCTTCACCACAACAGGTGTGCTCACATCACCTTCTGCGACAATCGCCTGAATAAGTGCTGCGCCATCATCCGTATACGAAGAAAACGGCCCACCGTATGGTTGCCATCCTTCACGAATTTTTTGCGCAAGTGCATCAGCAAGGTCTGACGGCGATGCCGCCCTGACCACATCGTAATGTTTAAATGTCATGAATCCTCCCGGCCGGGATAGTGTACTGAATCAGATAAAGAGCGGGCTGAAGTCCGGAAGTTACAGGACAATGGCAGAAGGGAGACTTACAGCCCGCAATTCGAAAAAGGCCGCGCAGTTGCGCAGAGTGATTACCATGGGGTATTATTCGCCAGCTGAAATATTACTTCACGTTTTGTTGTTTATTCCTTGCCGCCCGCGTCTCCCAGCGCGGGCTTTTTTGTCCATAAGAAAGCCCCTCCGGAGAGGGGCTGAAGCCGCATTTCTGTATCACCATGAACATGGTGCCGGGTGCCTCCCGGTGAGTTCAGTCCGGTGTCCCTGAACCCGCGTATCTCGTTCCAGGTTGTCGTCAGAGATGACACCTTATACACCAGTCGCCCCTCCGCACAGAGGGATTCACCATGCGAAATTTTTTTAACAAATGCTCAGTCTGACAGGCAACTGTCAACTGACTGAATTGTGACACAGATTACACTTGTTACCCACATACCACGAATCAGGTTATGCCTCAGTCATTATTAAACTGCACTTCAGCAAATCCGGAGCCTGATTCACAGGTACTGGATTTGATTGTGACAGTCATTCCTGTCAGCTGAGCACTTTGCAGTAACGGTTGCAGATTCCAGCGACTGGTCCAGTATTCTTTCCCGGCCACTTTTACTGTGAATGTATCATTCTCATTATACTTGGAAAACTCAATTTTACCTTTAGCGCAATCCGCCGCCATTGCATTAACAGAAACTAATGCAAATAAAACCGCCATAAACATCTTCTTCATACTTAACTCCTTTATTCACCCGTTGTATATAAAGACTGTGATTTTCTGTTCAGAAACGCTGCTGCTGTATTACTTTCCCATAATGTATTGTTTATTTTTATAACGGGCCTGTCGCCAGTTATCTGACATTCTGGTTGACTCTCTTCATTCACGGCGCGAACAGAACGCGCCCCCTGATGATGGCAATTCAGTATAACGGCCACAGTACCCAGTATCGCTGATATATTATTAAAGGATATTCTCCCCACTCTGACACCATCCTCTCCCCGATACTCCGGAAGCACATTGCTGATTCGCCCCCAGTTCAGAGTGAGGTCCACGTCTCCCGGCGTCATGGTATACACAGGAGCAGTTTCAGACAGTGCCTGACGAAATTCTCTCTGTATCTGCCTGAAGCGTAAGGCTTCTGCTGTGACAGTGACAAAACGCAGAACTGCTCTGGATGCATCTCTGGTCATTGTATTACCACTGAACTCCATTAACGCCAGATATGATGAAACCAGTGAGTGACGACTGATTTGCATTCCGGAACGTTCCAGCGCTGCGACACGTTGCAGAGAGGTATAACTGCTGTCCGTTGTCATGGAAACCGTTGTCACACCGGGCACTGATATATGTGTAAAATCTGAAAAACGGTAGAAAGTATTTGTTGCCGTATTAACGAACCCGGCCACATATAAATTATTTTGCTCAATAATCAGACGAAGATGGTCAAAACGCGCCTGATAGACATCAAGCCCTCGTATATCCACAGCAAAATAACTGCCCGGCGGGGTGTGGTTAATAACAGACACCGATGTGGTCCCCTGAGATATATGTTCAAGAGGGGTCGATATCTCTGTCCGTATACTATTTAACGAAGAGACATAACTTTGTTGGGTCGAAAAGTCTATCGTAAATTCCCGGGAATAGGATACCGAAGAAAAACCCAGTAACAGGCACAGTACCCATTTAAATAATATACACTTCATATACAGGTGTTCCTTTTGGCTGAAGTAATCAGCACCAGACCCGGCGCAGATATAAAAAAGGCCCGCAAAAGCGAGCCTGGTAAATAAATATGGCGCGTTGTACTGGATTCGAACCAGTGACCGATTGCTTAGAAGGCAATTGCTCTGTCCGGCTGAGCTAACAACGCATAATGCAGATAATGGACCGCCATCGAGGACTCGAACCCCGCGCAGCCAGCTTCGAAGGCTGGCGCTCTATCCCGATGAGCTAATGGCGGTATGTGATATGGTGGCCCTTGCTGGATTTGAACCAGCGACCTGGCGATTATGAGTCGCTCGCTCTCACCACTGAGCTAAAGGGCCGGGCGCAGGATAATAACGGTACGTAACTAATCCTGCAATATCATCCGTTCTGACTGACTAAATCCTGAACTTCCCTGACCGTCTGCTCAAAACGTTCAGTCTCCAGCTCAACGCCAGTTGCACGACGCCCCAGCGCCATCGCGGCTTTGACTGTCGAACCCGACCCCATGAAAAAATCTGCAACCAGGTCCCCCGGACGACTGCTCGCGCTGATTATCTGCTGCAGCATTTCTGCCGGTTTTTCGCACGGATGTTTCCCGGGATAGTACTGCACCGGTTTATGCGTCCACACATCCGTGTACGGCACCTGCGCCGTCACACCAAAATACCGCCGCAGATGCTTATATTCACTCTGCAGTTCCGTATACTGCCGGTTCAGTGAAGTATACGTCTCCAGCAGCTGGTGGTGGGGCTTTTCCAGTTCACCGCGCTGATGCTTCTCTTCTGCCACCCGGGCAAACAGCACCTGTAATTTCAGATAATCGCTTTCGTTCGGTAGCTGCCACTGACTGGCACTGAACCAGTGCGACACCATGTTTTTCTTTCCTGTGGCATCCACTATCTGTTTTGCCGTTATCCCCAGGGCAGCACGCGCATCACGAAAGTAAGCAATCAGCGGAGCCATCACATGCTGTTTCAGTGCCCTGCCCTTCGCCTCATACCCGGCATCTTTCGGACGATACGGCCCCTGATAATGTTCCGCGAACAGAATGCGCTCTGTGGCGGGGAAATACGCCCTCAGGCTTTCCTTATTGCACCCGTTCCAGCGTCCGGACGGCTTTGCCCAGATAATATGGTTCAGTACACTGAAGCGTTCACGCATCATGATTTCGATATCAGATGCCAGGCGATGGCCACAGAACAGGTAAAGACTTCCGGCAGGTTTCAGCACCCGCCAGAACTGCGCCAGACACTGGTCCAGCCACTTCAGGTAATCATCGTCGCCCTTCCACTGGTTATCCCAGCCCTCAGGCTTCACTTTAAAGTACGGCGGGTCCGTGACTATCAGGTCAACAGAATTTTCGGGTAACGACCGGATAAATTCCAGGCAGTCAGCGTTGATCAACTCACAACTGGATATTTTTACAGTATTAAACATGGATCATTAAGCCTGTCTCTGATAGGCTCATTCTGCTTTTGCGCAAAGCAGTGGGCCTGAGGTTTGCTTGTGATCCGGACGCATGAGCAGATGGCTGGTGAGTGCCCCTAACACCCACCAGCCGCCCATTTACCACAAATAAAAAAGCCTTCAGGACTGAAGGCGTCTGTAACAACCGAACTGATAGTCTGCCAGGCCCGCCATAACAAGCTGGGTCAGTATTAGCTGGCAGCGTTCGCGTGAAAGGTACGTATTCTGTGCAATCTCCCCGACAGTCGCCGGTTCGGTGACGCTTAATTCATTAAACACCACTCTGGCGGTTTCTGTCATATCCTGCTGTTTCAGCATGTCTTTTTCCCTTTTCCGGTTAACGTGACACACCAATAACTCTTGTCGAAAAAGCCAGCAAGCTGAAAGAGCGGTATTAATAACCACCAGCGAATTTATTGCACTACTGTATATTGCGGGCACAAAAAAACCACCCTACGGTGGCTTCCTTGTGCGAAAAAAACTTGCGTTTCGCCTCGCGATACAGCTTTGCGAAGCTTATACGGATTGAAGCAGTTTATTGATCAGTTTGCAACATTTTTTTCTCTGTAACAAAAGCCATGCGCATGGGGGCATGTAACATAAATTCAGATATCCCCAACCATTGATCAATTCGGCGTCTGCACGTAACCAACGTCCACTCAGGATGATCTGCATTTAACCTTTCGGCCATTTTCAGTTTGCTCATTCCCCGTCCTTCGTACCTTTGCCGGAGAACATTGATTAGCCCGGGATATTCCCCAAGCACCTCACTGATAACGCGATCAATAATCAACGCCTCTGTGTCTGTACAATGTGACAACCAGCTCTTCTGCTTCCCTCTGGTCATATCCCGAAAAAATGCCTCAAGTTCCGGTTTTTCCAGCCCGGATTTCTTCATTCTGCGTAAAACCTCATTAACTGCTGTTTTCGTCAGCTTTTTCGAAACCAGTAACCGGTTAAACATATTTCCGGATTTACCCCCACCGATATACGACCACCGCCCCCACATCCGTAATTTCCCCTGGATCCAGACTGCTTCCAGCGTGTTCAGGCGTAAATGTTCGCCGCTTTTGCCTGTAATTTCCGGATATATCATATTTACGCTCACTCACTCTCAATTTTGTAAATCTTCACACCCAGCCGTCCACCAGATACTGGCTGACCACGTACAATATTGATTTCATCAAACTGCTCGTCATCAATGAGCACTCCCGCATGCGTCAGCGCATCCAGCGGCGCTTTCAGAATGTTGTCCAGGTCGCGACGACGCTTATCCGGTGGCTCTGCAATCACCTTTATCGCCAGCCTTCCGGACAGGCTTAATTTCAGCCGCTGCTGGCGAACAATAAGCGCCACAGCCCGGCGATAACGCTTTCCCTCCTCCGAGATAAAATATGTGCTGCCACGGCGTCGCCAGTAAGTGTTCACCGTCGGCGGGTAAGGTAAAACCAAATCTATGAGCATCAGTCACCTCTTTTACCCGAGCACGCCAGTCGCAAAGGCGTGATCAAGAAAACGAAAAATTAACTCAACCTGGGACCCGTACTTTTTCTCAAACTCCAGCGGGTCAGCATGAAGTTCGTTGTGGTGCTCCCGGCACAACGGTAGTGTGAAAATATCGTGGGATTTTGTCCCCATTCCGCCCAGCCCATGGCCAATCAGGTGATGCGGATCATCAGCTGGCTTTCCACAACATGCACACTGCTGCGTCTTAACCCAGCGGGTGTATTTTTCATTAACCCAGCGGCGACGTTTAGGCCGTTTCATGAAGGATTCCGGGGACTCCGGATCAACGGTAACGCTGACCACTGTTTTTTCCTGTGGCGTGGTTTGTGGCTGGTGGGGGTGAAGCGGTGGCTCTATGTTTTTTGTCCGCTGCTTCAGGATGCCGGTGGCGGTCTGCGCTCCCGGTATGATGTCGCTCTCACTGTATACGGAGCGGATTTTTTCCACCGGCAATCCCAGCGAACGACGCAATACAGACTCCGGAAGCGCATCAGCCACCTGATTGCAGACCGCCCACCAGGATAATTCAGCCAGCGATAATTCATGCTCCTGTGCGCCATTCATTGCGTGACGGATGACGTCAATCATCCAGGCGGCCAGATTCTGTTGAGCAAGTTGCTCCAGTGAATCAGATGTCTGCTCCCGCAGCTGGTTGTCGCAGTGCCAGCACAACACCATCGCGCCAGTACCGTAACGGTGAATGACGGTTTCGCTGTGATGATAATCGCCATGTGGCCACTGGCAGGATTTCACGTGACGTAATAACCAGTCAGACAGTGCGCCAGCACCACCTGCAGCACGGATCACCCGCTCATCACTGAAAAATGGCAGTAATGATTTATCCTCCACCAGCGGCTGGCGAACAGTGGGAACCGCTCCGGATGGCAGCGCCCGCATGTTTTTCGGTTCCGCCTCCACCAGCACCCTGCCGCAATGAAAAACCGGCAGTGATTCGCGACCGGGCTTAAGGATCACCAAGCCAAGTTCCGGCACCAGAACAGGTCGAAGTAATACCCGCACGTTACCTCCAGATACGTTGCTGGAATGTGCGGGACGGACGCGGTGGACGTTCGGAATAAGGGAGCCTGACAGAGATTATCCAGTGACGATAATCGAGGCTGAGGGCTTTCTTAACCTCGTATCCGCGCCTGCGGTAACACTGAATCAGCCATTCGGCCTGTTCTCCAGTGCATGGGGGATGCTGGTACCAGTCGGTTTTAAATACGTGCGAACGCCGCCCTGGCCTACTGGCAAGGGCGGCAGAATTGTGCAATCTGGTATCGTGCGCCATCGGGATCTCCGGTGGCACGGTGTTTCTCAGCGACGGTTCAAGTCAGCCTGATTTTATAGCTGCTTCTGAATATCATCAACAGGTAATCCTGCCAACTCTCTTACCTCAGAAAGAAGAGAAAGGCTTACAACAACCTCATTACTTCGCATAACAAAACCACATTGAAAAGAACCATCACTGTTTCTGTAAACAACAACCGGGCGCGTGCTCTCATAAAACCCCGGGATCAAACTGGCTGGGATTTTCACAACACCTCCTGACGTAAAGGAAATGAAATGCATTATCGCTTCTCTCGGACTATAACCATGAAAAGAGACGCATTTCACTCAGTAAATCTGAGGATTTTATGCGCAAGAACAATGACTTTTTCTGTCTGCCGTTTATACAATCTGAATTGCGTCTGTTTTTTGAACACCGATAAATCAGCAAACATTCTCAAATAAAGATTGCCTCCATAGTCCACATGGTGTAACACTATGTGTTATATAAAATGCAGAGGCAGGTATGCGAATTTTCAAAAACGCCTGGTTTGAACGTTTCGCCCGAAAGCATCGGATTTCCGATAAATCGCTGCGCGAAATCGTGGAGCAGGCCGATAAGGGGATCATATCCGCAAATTTGGGTAGTGGTGTCATTAAACAAAGATTAGCCCGAAGTGGTGGCGAAAAATCAGGCGGTTACCGGACAATAATTTTTTACCTCGTTGCAGAAAAAGCCTTTTTCATCTACGCATACGCAAAGAATGAACGAGAGAATATCACCGCTATAGAGGAAAATGCTTTTCGAAAAGCCGCTCCCCATGTCCTCAATCTTACTGATGAACAGCTGGCACAATTGATTCAACAAGGCCAGTTCACGGAGGTACCCAATGAGTAAAAATTACCGCAGTGATGCACTTGCATCTGTACATGAAATGATGGAGTCACTCCATGATATCGGTGCAATCACAAAACAAACTATGCGCGAATTCGATGAAACTTGTCTTCAGCCTGCGCCGGTAATGTCTCCAGAAAGGATCCGTGCACTGCGAGAACGAGAGCATCTGTCTCAACCTGTTTTTGCCAGATACCTCAACGTCAGTAAAAACCTGATATCAGACTGGGAACGAGGAGTGAAACGCCCGGGAGGTGCAGCTCTTCGGCTTCTTTCAGTTGTCGAGAAAAACGGGATCCAGGTAATATCCTGATATTCTAATACAACAAAACCCGCCGAAGCAGGTTAAGTGCGGGTGCGTTGAGGATGCCTGACACATCAGAGGTGGCGAGGGATTTCTCCCTCGCCAGGTCTCTTACTCCTCAGGTTCGTAAGCTGTGAAGACAGCGACCTCCGTCTGGCCGGTTCGGATTCGTACCTCGCAGAGGTCTTTCCTCGTTACCAGTGCCGTCACTATGACGGTTAAACAGATGACAATCAGGGCGATTAACATCGCCTTTTGCTGCTTCATAGCCTGCTTCTCCTTGCCTTTCGGCACGTAAGAGGCTAACCTACATGTGCAAAGCATGAAATTGGCCTCAGATTAATGTTAAGCGTCCTGCAAGACGCGTAATGTTAACTGGGGCTTTTCTCTGTCTGCCTTACGGCGGCATGCCCGAGGCAGACAGCCTCAAGCACCCGCAGCAATTCTACTTAACTCTTCTTTCCCCGCAAATCATTTTATCCCCGATGGTAATGTTCTCCCGATATGGGAATTCCCATATCAAGGTTAACTCAATCGGTTAAAGCTCCATTAATTTTCCGGCCAGTTCATCTCGTGGCATTACCAGCCATCCGCGCGATTTAAGCAAAGCCAGGGCTTCTTCAACCGTCACCAGCTGGCCAGGCGCATAACTTCGGATGAAGGCGGTTTTATCGTCACGGATCGCCAGGTGAAAATCGATATTCATTTTTCCCATAGTCCGCTCTTTCTCGTACTGGTTGAAGTAACTGTCTTCGAGTTTTTCGAATACTTCCCACGCCTGATCGGTTTCGAGCATTTTTGCATGACGGGCTGCTCCGCGTTCTGTCCAGAGGATGAGGGAACGAACGTTACGGGCGATTTTCACAGACCCACTTAAAGATGGTCTGTGCTTCAATTCACGTAACTCTTCACCTTCGATCTTAAAAAAGTGTTTTCCAATCTGAAAGCGCCCTACATTCCTTGCAAAGTTGTTTTGAATATTCTTAACGTCTGCACCATAAAGATGCGCCAACAACTCAGTGGTAATTACAGGGATTTGGTTGTAAGTAATAGCAACAAGAGTTTCAACAGAGATTTGAGTAGTCATAACGACACCCTAGGGTGGTTTCTAAACTATCACCACCGTCAGGTCTCAATCGTCGGGTGGTGAGACGTACAGGGTTGAGACTACCGGGAAACCAACCGGCGAGCTTTTCAGCTCCCCTATACGCCCCACCATAATTCAGATGTGCGCGTGCATACGACAATAAAAAACACGCTCGCGGCGTGTGTCTGTCGCGGTTTCTATCCGGGGTCTCAATCCCGACGGTCAACTCGACCGTGCGGTGAATATAGCCCCGGATTAGTAATTACGTCAACCCCAGCGGCAAATCGAATAAACCACCAGCGCTACCGCCATTGCAACTCCTGCCGTTACGAATGCCTCAGGCCAGGTCATCGTAAACTATCCTCAGCGCCAATCAGTCCGTTTCGCTTCAGGCAGTCCATCGCTTTATACGGTAATTTGGCTGACAGGCGAAAATCACCCTGCAGCATCAGGCTTATTCCCTTATCCCGGGCTTTCGCTCTGACCGCTGCCTCGCTACGACCAATCAGACTGCCGATACTTTCGACAGTCATCGTTCCCGCGCACAGCCGGAGTATCAGAATTTCAGCCCGGCACCACGTCTTCCACCCACTCACCGCTGCTGTTCTCTGGTGGCGGTAATATCCCGGAGAATATCCCGGCACTTGTTCAGCTCCCGCAGCGCGGCGCAGACTCGCTCCCACTTCTGAACCTGACCTTTTGCCCGGCGCAGCTCGCGGTTAGCCACATGCAGCGATGGTAAAATCAGCCCATCCGGATGCTTTCTGGTGAACGACGGCTGTGACTGCACTGTGACCGCCACACTTTCCGTTTTTATTTCTTCCTGTGTTTCCGCTTCCCGGACTGGTAACGCAACACATGCTGGCTGAGGAAAGGCTTTACCATCGGTTTCCGCTACGGATGCAGCTTCCGGCTCTGCCGGTAAATCAGCGCCCGGTATGCAGTAACGAAATTTACCGTTCTGATTTACGCGTGCCAGGCGCCCCGTTGCTGTTACGACCGCCAACGTGGAAGCAACCTTGCGAATGCTAACACCGAACTTATCCGCCAGTTCCTCACACGTTTTAGCCCCATCCTGACAGATAAACTCAATCATCATGTCCGCAGTAACTTTTTGTTCGACCTCCCCGGTCAGCACATCCGGTACTTCAGACTGTGCTGGCTGTTCTTCGGTTACCCCGGATTCACCTTCACCAGCCAGAAACCAGGTGTGACCCGTTTTATCAACAACGCCATTTTTTTTGAGTTCCCACAGTTCGTTGAGAACTTCTTCACGGCTGATATCAAGCCGCGCCGCCAGTTCAACAGAATTGGCTTTACCCATCGCTTTCAGTGCATGCAATACGGTTCCCATTAAAATTTCCTCCCGGTAAAAATTACTTCTCAAATCAGACAAAACCAGCCGCTTTCCGGCGTTCATACTCCTGTTTCAGCAACTCAATTGGCGTTGGTCCCAACGGGCGTTTTGGTGCCGCCAGTTGTCGCCGTACTGGCGGAACGCTCAGGCCGTTACTAACATGCTTTGCCCATTTCGTCAGCTGCCGTTCTGCAAGCCGTTTTAATTCCCCTTCGGTCATCTGGCGTTCAATCCCCTTTGAACGCATCTCGAGGCAAATGTGATACAGCACAGGCTGAGGCCACGGATATTTGTCGCTTCCGTTATATCGCCAGGACTCATTACGCCAGCGGCGATACTCCTCCATCACAGCATCCACCGTCAGGCCAAATGGATTGGCCCCGCTTTCCGAAATCAGCGCCACAAACTCAGCCAGGTCCGGAGGCCATGTTTCACCCGCCCGGCAGCGGTCCATGCACTGGCGGCAGACCTGCCGGATTTGCTGCTCAGTCATCGCGCCAATCTGTGCAATCCAGAGCTTCGAAGGTGCGGCCCCGTTCTTCTGGGTCCAGCGGTTCGAATAAACCTCCCCCATGAGTTCCCACAGCTTCCAGGCCGTTTCCGTCGCTGATAAATCCGTTTTCACGTTCCCACTGCTCACGTGCTGCCCGAATTTCCTGAACTGCCCGTGATGCGGTGCCGCCTGGTGCTGCTGCATGGTTTACCCCCTTGCTGACTGGTTTAACCTGCGCCCTGACGTGATTTACGTGACGGGCGAATTTCTGCTCCCACTGAATCTGCGTAAACACTTTCCCCTCCGCTGCCCAGTAGTCCCGGAATGCGGTAAGTTCAGCAGGTGTAAATTCTGTCTCCGGCAAAGCCATCCCCCACAACGCAGCCCGTCGTCGAAAATCCCGTGACGGATACCAGCTATCGGTCATCGGAAATTTTCCGATGGGTTCGCTCAGGCCATCCAGGAATACATGGGGGGCTGCCTGTAACGACAAAACTTCCTGCTCACTGGTCGGAGCACTCTCGCGTGCGTTATGTGTGGGGTTTAGATCTTTGGGTTCCTTTGGGTTCCGTGATCCGTTTTTGGGTGTCTTTGATGGAAAATTTGGGTGTCTTTGGTTATTTTCCATGCAACAAAGAGTTCCGTTTTTGGGGCTCTTTTGTGCTGAAACATAACCGTTTTCGGTACTGTTTTTATTAACAGCACCAATTTTACCCACCTTTAAAGACACCCGTTTTTGGGTGTATTCAGGCTCGGCAACACTTTCTTCTACACCGATAAGTCGGTACACCACAATTTGCTTTGTTCTGCCTTTTCTCTCACCGGTATCAACAATTAACCCAATCTCCATCAGGTGTCGTAAGCTGTCCTGCACAGTCTTTTTGTTCAGTTCCGTTACTTCTGCCAGTGCAGATACAGACGGGTATGCACACAAATCGGCACCGCACATATCAGCAAGCCAGGTCAATACAGACTTACTGGATGAACTGCCGGTTTTCACCTTTTTAGCCCATCGTAGTGCATCGATACTCATACGAACCCCTGGCAGATATTTGTTTATCTGCAAAGTAATATTGATACTGCTGACGATACGCATGCTTGAAAGCAATAGCTTTTTCTATAAGCTCGTCAGTCTCACGTTCCACAACAGATGGATCCGCAAAAAGCAGCCCGGACTCCACCACATCGCCATATTCTTTGTTTAATCCGGCGATCATGTACGTAATGCTTTTTCCATCACTGATCTCACGATACAACCTGAAATCACTAATTCGGATAGCCTCCATAATTGCCGGAATCAGCGCCGTGAATTTTTTCCGCTTATCCCTGGTGTCGATAGCTTTCCAGCGTTCGAATATCTTCACCCGGTTAACGCCCAGTGCCCGTTGATCAACCTCGCCATCATTAAACGTGATGCGTTGAACATCGATGTTCGGGCGTTCTTTCAGAGCCCAGAATGCTTCCGTGATTAATATCGTCGCCTGTTCCTGTGTCATTCCTGGTCGGCACACCCAGGCATCCAGAGCCTCACAAACCTGTTCAGGGGTGATTTTCATTGTTCAACCGCCCCGCCCGCTTTGCCTTACGATATTCGTCATAAACTTTGGGGTCGTACTGAAGTTCCCCGCCGGATGCCTCTTGCAGGCGCATCGCGCGACCCTCAGGTACTAGCTCTCCTTTCCAGCTATAAAGCGAAGCCAAACGAATACCAGCAGCTTGTGCAAGTTTTGTTTTTGAACCGAAATACAAAAGTGCGTCAGTTTTAAGCATTTAAAGCACCTTAATTGTTAGCCATGACTAACAAAATAGATGTTAACAAAAACATAGTCAATAAGATTTAGCATTAGCTAACTATGGATACAAAAAATTTAACCATTGGCGAACGCATTAGATATCGCCGAAAAAACCTCAAATACACCCAAAGGTCTCTTGCTAAAGCCCTGAAAATTTCTCACGTATCGGTTTCACAATGGGAGCGGGATGATAGCGAACCTACAGGAAAGAATCTTTTTGCCCTCAGTAAAGTACTGCAGTGCTCGCCAACATGGATTCTATTTGGCGATGAAGACAAGCAGCCATCACCACCTATTGAGGAGCCAGTTGCTCTATCCCCCAAAGAACATGAGCTCCTTGAGCTTTTTAATGCATTGCCTGAATCAGAACAGGATGCTCAGCTCACCGAGATGCGCGCCCGAGTAAAAAATTTCAACAAACTCTTTGAAGAGTTATTAAAAGCCCGTCAACGAACAAACAAAAGATAACGCAATCAATGCGTTATCTTTTTGGCTGCCCAAAATGTTAGCCATGACAAACAAAAGTACTTGACCAAATTGTTAGTTATGGCTAATCTTGCTTGCATCAAGACACCGCACGGTGTTCTCAGCAAACAGTTCCGCTACCCCGGCGTTAAGGGGAAATGAGGTCAACATGGATACTATCGATCTTGGCAACAACGAATCTCTGGTATGCGGAGTATTCCCCAACCTGGACGGCACGTTTACCGCGATGACGTATACCAGAAGCAAAACGTTTAAAACTGAAGCTGGCGCGCGTCGCTGGTTAGCCAGAAACACTGACTGATGAGGTTGACGATGGAATTTAAAGATTTACCAGTACCATTCCAGGAAATGGCAGCGAATATAGTTCGTTCTCAACTGGCGACTCTTGACCTGAGTACCGTAGAAAAAGAAACCATCGATAATATATCCGGTAACGTGCGTCGAACCTTTATCGGGCTGTACGAAGAAAAGTGGCCATTCGGCGGACAACATTCGCCTGAAAACAAGAATCAAGCGAATGATGAGAAGCTGAAACACGTTATCGCCTTACTGCTGGAAGATGCAAAACGTCTACAGCAACTGGAACCAAATGCAGGCACCGAAGCCCGCATCTGGATTGCCATAGAATCACTCAAATGTGAAAGCGATGATTATTTAAAAACCATAATTAAAACAACTCAGCTTTCTGAAGAGCTACCGAAGAAATTGCCATAATAATATGCTTTTCTTATAGAGGGGTTAGAAATATGGGCCAGCATTATAGCAGGCACATATAACAGAAAGTATTTTAAATATTACGCCGTATCTTGTGATTGTTTTTTAATATATTCATACAAGCGCACAAGTTGTTTCAACTCTTCAAAGCACATAGCGAAATTTTCAATTTTTCCGGCGTTGATTAGTGCCAGAAGAGCCTGATGTGCGCAAGCATATGGATCATTACAGGGCTAATAATATCAACTTGCATATTATCCTCCATAGAGGTTCCGGGTTAATGATGGAGACCAACACGCTGTCACGTGTGGTCGTGCGCCGGACACGGATAAGAATCCGGCACTGACAGTTTGCTGAAAGGATATTTCCCTGAAAAGTCAGGGCATAACACGAAAGCGCACGGCGAAGTTAGTCTCTCTGTACAGGTCGTCGTTAAATGTAATTCGATCATGCGCTTCCGGTTGTGGCAATCCGCGAAATGGCGCGGCGGTAAGTATGGCCGGGGCTTCCTCCATTGCTCCAGATAATGCACCGGGTTGTCAGGTTGACCATACGCCTGAGTGACAACACCGCCACAACAACCTCTGTTATCACTTTTCTGGTGATTCGGCGGAAATGGATATCCGCCATTTTTAAAGTGTATTTTGTGATGCGGTGAATGCGGCTAAGCGCACGCGGAACAGTTAAAACAAGCGGTCTTTTACTGGCGTAACAGACATCAACTAACAATCCGGCGTTAATTGTTAACTGGTTAGCGTCACCTGGAGGCACCAGGCACCACATCACAAAATTCATTGTTGAGGACGCGATAATGGAAACGTCACTACCAAACGTTAATACGTCTGAAGGGTGTTTTAATATTGGTATTCTGCTCAGTAACCGGGAGTTTACTGAGGACGCCATCAGGATGAGAAAATATGAGCCTTATCTTCTCAATGATAATTCCATACTCTCCAGAATTGCCCTTCTTGAACTTGGCATTTTCGGAGGGCAGCAGTGAGTTCAGCGTTTGCACTGATGATGACGGTTTTTCTGATAACAGGTGAGCCACAGAATGTGATTACCGGAATTTATGCCAGTAAAGGATCCTGCCTCCAGGCAAGAGACGAGCAAAAAATTTCTGGTGAATGCCTCCCGTTAAACAAAGTATCACTGTACCTGAATAACGAAACACCGGCTGGATAACCCACCAGCCATATTAACGCCATACCAACGGATTAAAAATGCCAGCAATGGCAGGGATTCGTTCACCCTGAAATCTGTAATGAGGTTTAAACACAATGAGTAAAATATTTATTTGCGCCGCCATTCCTGACGAACAGGCAATAAAAAACGAGGGCGCTGTTGCTGTGGCCACTGCCATTGAAGCCGGTGATGAACGTCGCGCCCGCGCAAAATTTCACTGGCAATTCCTTGAACATTATCCGGCTGCTCAGGACTGCGCTTATAAATTTCTTGTCTGTGAGGATAAACCCGGTACACCCCGCCCAGCCCTCGACTCCTGGGATGCTGAATATATGCTGGAAAACCGCTGGGATGAGGAGTCTGCTACCTTTGTCCCGGTTGAGACTGAATCAGATCCGATGAACGTCACTTTTGACAAGCTGGCCCCTGAAGTACAGAACGCTGTCATGGTTAAGTTCGACACATGTGAAAACATCACCGTTGATATGGTGATTAGCGCACAGGAATTGTTGCAGGAAGACATGGCAACCTTCGACGGACATATCGTTGAAGCGTTGATGAAAATGCCAGAAGTTAACGCCATGTATCCGGAGATTAAACTGCATGCCATCGGGTGGGTTAAGCATAAATGTAAGCCTGGTGCTAAATGGCCCGAAATTCAGGCAGAGATGCGCATCTGGAAAAAACGTCGCGAAGGTGAACGCAAGGAAACCGGAAAATACACGTCTGTTGTTGATCTCGCCCGCGCCAAAGCCAATCAACAGTACACTGAAAATTCAACAGGAAAAATCAGCCCGGTCATTGCTGCCATTCATCGCGAATACAGGCAGACATGGAAAACACTGGATGACGAACTGGCCTACGCTCTCTGGCCTGGTGATCTGGATGCCGGAAACATTGACGGCAACATCCATCGCTGGGCAAAAAAAGAAGTTATCGACAACGACCGCGAAGACTGGAAGCGTATCTCGGCATCAATGCGCAAACAACCTGATGCACTTCTATACAGCCGTCAGACTATTTTCGGCCTTGTTCGTGAACGTCCGATCGACATTCACAAAGATCCCGTGGCGCTGAACAAATACATCACTGAATACCTGACTACAAAGGGCCTATTTGAACATGAAGAAACAGACCAGAGCCCTGCTGATGCTCTCCACCTGTCAGCAGAACAAACTGATTCAGTGGAGACGGCAGAATCCGATACTCAAAAAAATGAAATCCTGGTGGAAGCTGAACCATCTGTAGAGCGTGAAGGGCCTTTTTATTTCGTCTTTACCGATAAGGACGGGGAAAAATACGGTCGCGCAAACAAACTTTCTGGTCTGGACAAGGCGCTGGCTGCCGGGGCTACTGAAATCACGAAAGAAGAATATTTTGCCCGCAAAAACGGCACATACACGGGCTTACCGCAAAATACAGATATATCTGAACATTCAGAACAACCAGAGCCGGTAAAAGTTACCGCTGACGAAGTAAACAAAATTATGCAGGCAGCCAATATCAGCCAGCCTGACGCCGATAAGTTGCTTGCTGCATCACGTGGTGAGTTTGTTGAAGGGATTAGCGACCCGAATGATCCGAAATGGGTGAAGGGGATTGAAACCTGCGATTCTGTGAACCAGAACCAGTCAGAAACGGAACAGAACGACCAAAAAGCGGAACAAAACAGCCCAAATGCGTTACAAGACGAGCCAGAAACGAAACAATCCGAACCAGTAGCGCAACAGGAAGAGGAAAAAGTCTGTACCGCCTGCGGTCAGAGCAGTGGCGGCAACTGCCCTGATTGTGGCGCGGTGATGGGCAACGCAACCTACCAGGAAACACTCGATGAAGAAAATCAGGCTGAAGCTCAGGAGGAAATGGAAGGCTCTGGCGGCGATCACTACCACACCACAGATAATGAAAGTGGCGAGACAGCAAATCCCTTAATTAAGGTGAACGGTCATCGTGAAAGCACATCCACCAGCAGGTTGTGGCACCATCTGATGATTGACCTTGAAACAATGGGCAAAAATCCTGATGCGCCAATAAACGCTCTGGCCGGTAAGTTTTTTGATCCGGCAACCGGAGAGATGGGGCCAGAATTCAGCAAAACTATCGATCTGGAAACCGCAGGCGGAGTCATCGATCGGGACACCATTAAGTGGTGGCTGAAACAGTCACGGGAAGCACAATCAGCCATTCTGACCGATGAAATCCCGTTGGATGACGCACTGTTGCAATTACGGGAATTTATCGACGAAAACTCCGGTGAATTTTTTGTTCAGGTCTGGGGAAATGGAGCCAACTTCGACAACGTGATTTTACGCCGTTCATATGAACGGCAGGAGATCCCCTGCCCGTGGCGTTACACCAATGATCGTGATGTAAGAACGATTGTTGCCCTGGGGCTGGTGATGGATTTCGATGCTCGAAGTGTCATCACATTTGAGGGTGAACGCCATAATGCCCTGCACGATGCGCGTTACCAGGCAAAATACGTTTCAGCTATCTGGCAAAAACTGTTCCCGAATCAGGCTGATTTTTAATGTTCAACCCATATCGCCGCCCACCAGCTATAGTGGCGGCGGTCATGCTGTAAGGCACGTGACCACATGTACGAATTAACTCTATCGCCAGCAGAAATTCAAGAGATCACGAGATACGAACGGTATACAAAACAGCAACAACAGTTAAGGTTGCACGGTATCCCATTTGTACCCGGTCCTAAAAACGAACCAATAGTTCTTCGCAGTGATGTCCCGCGCGGACTGACTGCGATACCGAAAGTATCTGAACTGGTTTCTGCTGACCCCGATTTTGAGGCGCTGAACAATGGGAAGACCAAGAAAAAACAAAAAAGATAATGCACTACCGCCACGTGTTAGATCGAATGGTTACAGTTACGTATGGAAACCCGAAGGAAGCACAAAAACTATAGGGCTCGGAAGAGTGCGGGAAACCACCATAGCTAAAGTCTGGCAGAATTATGAACTGGAAAAAGCAAAACGCCACAACATAATGACCGTCGCTAAATTATGGCACATGTTTATGGATTCCCCCGCATTTACAGAACTGGCCCCCAGAACCCAAAAAGATTATCGGCAACATCAGAGGGCGTTGCTGGCAGTCTTCGGAAAAGTACTGGCTGATAATGTAAAAATTGAGCAGGTAAGAATTTTCATGGATAAACGGGGGATTGAGAGCAAGACCCAGGCAAACCATGAACTGGCAAGTCTCAGTCGTGTATACGGGTGGGGATATGAGCGTGGATATGTGAAGAATAACCCATGCAAAGGAGTCAGGAAATTTACGCTTAAAGCCCGCACTGTTTACATCACAGATGAACAGTATGCGGCGATATATGCGGAAGCAATACCACAGTTACGCATTGCAATGGAGATATCCTATCTTTGTGCGGCAAGACTCGGTGATGTGCTCGAGCTGAAATGGCAGGATATTATGGATAAAGGGATCTACATTGAGCAAAACAAGACCGGCACCAAACAAATCAAGGAATGGTCTCCACGATTACGAACCGCGATCCAGTTAGCCAGAAATGTATCTTCAGGCACATGTGAATATGTGATCAACACAACCAAGGGCGGGAAAGTCATAGCTAAAACGCTAAACAACTGGTGGAACCAGGCTAAACACGCAGCCGAGAAAAAATCCGGCGTCCCGTTTGGGTGCAATTTCCATGACATAAAAGCCAAAGGGATATCAGATTACGAAGGAAGCAGTCGCGACAAACAGATTTTCAGTGGACATAAAACAGAAAATCAGGTGTTGATTTATGATCGTAAAACAAAAATCACGCCGACACTGGATTTGCCACTTGTGGTCAGCAAGTAG